AAATTAAACCTCACCTACACGGAGTTACTCCTGACACCTATCTAGGGGGACACATTTCAGTTCAAACTGAGGACACGTCCACTCATTATATTAATCCTGTAAACCAACTCAATCATCCTGCAGTCCATAGCCTTAAAAACATAATAGGAACCATAACTATTTTTCAAAATTGCATTCCTCATTATACGGATGTTCATGATTCTGATAAGGAAAGAATCACAATAGCTTTTGATTTAGCTATAAATCCTAAGATTATGACTGAAAGTTTTATCTCTCTTTATTAAGATATTGATTCTACGATTAATATAATGAGTGGACGTGTCCTCAGTTTGAACTGAAATGTGTCCCCCTAGATAGGTGTCAGGAGTAACTCCGTGTAGGTGAGGTTTAATTTGTTCTCCTTTTCTCATTACGTTTGCCCATCCTTTGGCGAATAAATAATAAGGTCTATCAATATTCAACATCTTTAAAAAAGCGTCATGAGAAAAAACGATATTGTTTTTTATTTTCTTTATTTCATCATCCTCCCATTTTAAAATGTTGTAGCTTTGAAATCGACTGGTTAAACTATTGAGTCCGAGTCCTGTGTATCCATCCGTTTGTTTTCCTTCTTGATCAACGCCGGGAGGGTTTTGTTTAATGATTTCTTTTTCTTTGCTGAGAACTAAGCTAGCTACTTTATCAAAATCAATGTCTTCCATTACATCCTCAAAAATATAATACTCCCATTCAGGAGCAAAATGGTTGTTCTTTTTAAGGCTTTTGAATTTAAATAATTTGTTCATTGAAATTTAGGGCCGCTTATCCAGGCGCTTAAAGTAATTCGTGTTCCCTGAGTAACGGGTGTGACTCAATGTTTTAAAGCAAGGGGAATCTGTGGTGGATCATCCCCTCACTAATGTATTTTGTATATTATTTTTTAGGGATTGTAAAGCTTTTATACGAGCCTGGAAGTCCTAAGAATGGACGTTTATCAAATTCATTTTCTTTGGCTAATTTAGAACCTTTTTTATTATAATGTAAAAATACTTGAGCACAGTCTTTCCCAGTAAATTCTTCTCGCCAATGTTCTAACTCACATCCAGAATAGATTAACATATCCCCTGGTTCCAGATCTATTTTAATACCGGCTTGACCTACTCTTCCAGAAGGCTCTAGATAAATAGGCCACTGCTCACCTCCTAGATTTAATGTAGTAGATACTTCACAAGAGAACCTATCCTTATGTCTAGCCAGAATATCTCCTTTTTTATAAATCCTTGCATAAGAATAAGTAGGAGATAATTTCAATCCTGTATATTTTTCCATAAGAGGTTGTACTTTTTGTAATAAAGTTTCCATGACTATATCCGCATAATGAGAATAAGTATTTGGTACGTGCTTATCATTCCATACTCCCCAATAGTCTGTGAAAGGCGAGATATATTTTTGATCGAACAGAAATCTTGCCACTTTTCTTTTATTTAAGAAATAGGCACAACAAAAGTCCGCTATCTCTGTTGAGATAACTTTCTTCATTACTACATATTTATTTTTTTTGAATGACATTTTTTCTCTTCTCTAATTTATGATTGATGAAAGTTTCAACAAAATCTGAATTATGTTTCTTAGGATGTTGTCCTAGCGTTGCATGAATATATGCAGCTCGAACAGGATCGATATCCTTGAGTTTAATAATATTAATTACTTTATTTTTTTTGGACATTTAATACTGCTTTCGGTATAGCTTGACAATTCCAATGTATGAATCTAAAGGGTTCATAGCCCATATCCGCTGTATACATATGAGGTAGATATGAAGGAAAGAATATCATCCTTCCAGGTTTGACATCATAATTAACTTGATGACTAGCATAAGTTATTTTAGCTGCATCTTTTTGAGGTAAAAGATTCATTAAATTCCCGGGCCTTGGATCTTCAAATATAGGTCTTGATGTTTTTTCACTAGCTTTTAAAAAATAAAAACCAGAGATATGACCATTCCAATGGGTGTGTAAACTATGCTGACCTGCACCTTTTTTAGCAAATTCCTGTACCCACATCTCAGTTATAAAGACTTGATAATTCGTTAAATCAAAACCCATTTCTACTAATAAATTATTCGCTGTGGCTCCAATATAATTTATTAATTGTAAAAAATTAGGGTCCCCAATTAAAGAATTAGAATGAAATACATTTCCCATGTCACCTCTATCACCAAACTTTTTATTTCTTTTATCTATATCTTTTTTAAGATTATCTGTGGACACTTTAATATAAGGATCAGATGCTTTATTTAAATCATTAACAAATTGAGGAACATCCACAAACCATACTGGACATTGAAAATAATTCTCTCTAGTTAATTGTGTTGGAAACTGAGTGGCAGAACCACATGAAACTTCATCAAGTTTTTTCTGACTTCTTTTTTTCTTCTTCATTTAAATGGCCATCCTAAACTCCATACGACTAAACTATATCTGGTTCCTTTTTTAACTGGACATACTCGATGCCATAAATCGGCAGGGAAGACTACTAAAGATCCTTTGGGAAGTATCTCTTTACATTTGTGTATACTGGGTTTTTTATCGGGATCTGAATTTCTAAAATCAAACTCTAATTCTCCACCTTTATAATCTTTTTCGTCGGACAAAGTTAAGGTTACAGATAGCTTTCTAACTTTTCCATGAGAGGGATCTCCTTCTTTTGTTTGATAGGGTTTATCCCAACCATCACAATGCCAGTCATAATACTGGCCTTTATTATATTTGGTAAATTGACAGGACTCACTATAATCCCATTGAAAATTCCAACCGGCATTAACATTGGCTCGATGAACATAAGGCTGTACTTCTTTATAAATCCAATGCTCATTCATCCAAACAATATTTGAATCTCTTTTCTTTTTTAAATCTTTTATTTGTTTTTGGTTTAATTTTTTAGGGTCTCCGTACCCACCTGTAGTAGCCACGCCATCTTGTAATTGTTTTCCATAACGAACAATTTCATCACAGATTCTAGCAGGAACTGCTGATTGAAAATACCAATAATAATTCGTTAAGTTCATATGTCTTTATACATATATTTTATCTTAATTTAAAGAGAGAGTAAAGAGGATTGATCTAGATTAATTATTGATTCACTACGTAATTACCGAATAAAGTTGCATTCGTTGCTCCGATTATACCGCCATTTGAAGGGCTAGCCATATGAGTCTCCTTATGCGGACACCCAAGTTAATCCTGATGCGTCCCAATTGAAACTATTGACTGGATCTGAATTATCAGTCGCAGTCCATTTTTGTCCTGCTTCATCCCAACTTATATCTTTATCTTCAGTATCAGTTGGATAAGTAACTGGTGCTTTCCAGTCATCATTTCCATCTAATGCCCATGAAGCATATGGTTGGGGTGCAATAAATTTGTCTTTTGCGGAATCAAAAGTATATCCTTTGCCGCAATATTGTTTTCTGAAATTGTTATTATAAGAAGTTTGTTTCCAGTTGCCACCTTTGAAAAAATTAACACACCATGTTTCGCCATCAACGTGCATGTCATTTGTTCCTAAAGGTCCTGCTGCTGTTGTAACATCGTTACCAACAACGACCACTCTTGTGACTACATTATTATTATCTAGTTCTGCGAAATGGGCCATATTTATCTTCTTAAAATTTAATTTATATTTTAGTCTTAACTTATTGTCAACGGGCCAGTTTTAAACCCAGTTTCCAGCTTTTACATAATCATAAACTGTATTCATTTGCCAAACACCTCCAGCACTTGCTGGAATACTTGTTGCACATTCTTTAACTAAAACTATTCCTGATCCACCGTTCATAGTGCAAGCATCAGCAGCATAACCGCCACCACCGCCACCACCACTATTTGCTCTTCCATTATTACCGACACTGGGGGGCGCACCAGTATAAAATTTTCCATTTCCACCACCACCAGTTCCTCCCGGATTTATCGTAGTTGATCCAAAAGATCCGCCTCCGCCTCCACCACCTGCAAAAAATCCACCCACCGTTGCCCCTGTACATCCTAAATTTGGTAAATAAAAAGGTTGAGGAGATGCACCAAAAACAGGAACAGCAGGAGAACCTACACCACCGTTACTACAAGAAGCATTTTGTCCTACGGCACCAGCGCCGCCTCCACCGCCACCAGCACAAAGAGCACCAGGAAAACCACCAAAACCAGTTCCACCATCATTTCCTTGACACGCTGTTCCACTTCCACCAGGACTGGGGGAAGGAAGGTATGGAGCTGGAGCTGCACCTCCACCACCGCCAGAACCTCCAGGATTAGCTGCAGTTGTCCAAAATCCTGCTCTTCCACCACCATCAGATGTTATAGGGTTGCTTGGATTTCCAAAAACTGTATCAGTACCATCAGTGTTCGCACCACCAGCACCTATTGTAACTGGAATTCCACAAGTAGGGAAAGTTTGACAACCAAGCATCCGGAAACCACCAGCTCCACCACCACCAGGTCTACAAGGCCCAGCGGAACCACCTGCTGCAACAACTAAAATAGAACCAGTTCTTGTTGCACCTTTTGGTGCACATTGAACCGTAAAAGTTCCTGTTGCTGTAACCGCAGTTGTTTGTGCAGAAAGACACGAAGCAGCCGAGACTGTATTAGCAACTCCAATTATTCCACCATTACCTGATGATGCCATAATTTAAATCTCCTAATCGATTATAGTTTCGTATGATATAAATAAGTCTAATTTATCAACAGTTGATCCGCCACCTTTTAAAATATCGCCTT